ATGCACAGGGGGGGCGGAATTTACGAGACCCTCCCCCCGGTAAGGAGCGTCCCCAGATTAAACTGAACTTTCTTCTGTCATTTCTCGGGTGACTTTTCGATAGATGCCCAAAACATTTTCTCTTATAATCTCATCAATAGCTAATTCATTAGCAATGTTCTGATCTTCTTCTGAGAGCTCGTCAGAAGTAATTAAAATTCTAGCAAGGAACCCTGCCGTATGGTACCCTGCCCTTAAATCATAGGCGGACCAAGAATCGTAATCGTCAAAAGGATTGTGAGGATTGTCAACAGTTGTTAGCATTGAAACTTTCATTAGCTCTTTCTTCCTTTCATTGTCATTGTCTCTTCTTACTCATTAGTTGCTGTGTCAAGTGTAGTTAGTGAGACACCCAACTGTGCAGCAACCTCAGCTCTAGTATAGCCGGAGTCTAACATTGCTTGGGCACGAGACAGTTTAGTTGGTGTCATCTTAATCTCTCTACGTGGGGTGGCTAATTGTCGAACCACATCAATGTCCGCATTGTCAAGAATTGTACTAAGCTTAGTGTCCATGATGGCGCCTGCTTGTATAGCATCCCATTCAGAGGGGCTGATTACAATCTTTGCTTTCCTTGCACCGGTACGATTACGGGCTTCTTCTAATGCTTGAAACTTCATCTTCTTAAATGAAGCCTCATCCATACCAGGATTAGCAGCCCTCTTGGCCTTGATGATGGCGTTAGCAAAGACCTGTGCTTGTCTTTCTAGGGGGCGGTTTCTAATTGCTAAATTCAAGCTAGCATTCAGAGAAGCTACTTCGTTTGCATAGGCCTTCTTAGCAGAGGCCGAATACTTTAGGGCGGGGGTATTAATCATGGCTAAGCGCGCCTGATTGCCCATGTCCTTCAATCTATTAGAATGGTCCGCATACAGTCTCTCAATAGGGGTACCTGATGAAAGAACGTGTGCGTCTTCCTCTTCTGCCAGCTTCTTAGATCTGGTTAACTTAGGGCCACCTGTTCTGAAGTTAATCTTACCTGTTTCTACGAATACTTTGCGCCCTGTGACTGGATCTATTGGGCCGCCTTCTGACGCAAGACGAAGCTTCCTGTCTGGCACCATCACCTTAGCACCAGCCCTAGAAATTAAGGTGGATGCACCAACAGTAGTTTTACCTTGATACTTCTCTTTCAACTTAGCAATTCCATTATCAACCGCGGATCGCTTATAATCAAGCTTATGATTTTCCGCATCAATAACAACCATGGAATGTCGAATTGCTTGAGCAAGTTCTTGTGTGCTTGCTCCATGAATAGTCATGTCTGTAATTAGATTTGAAATGTTACCCATCTCTCGTTGCTTAGTAGGGCCGTCCATTACTTTCATGCCCTCATACGCCTTGTATTCTGTCCTGGGATCAAAGCCCTTAAGTTTTTCTAGAGCGGGGGTTGATTTTATCTTTCCAGCATTATTCGGAATTACAAGAACGGTGTCGCCATCGAAGTCCGCACCAGACAACCTTTCAGCCACACTACTATGAATTCCAACCGCATCTCTTGCATTACCTAAAAGCCTCTTTGCGCCTCGGTTGTTATTATTGACAACCAATTCAGGGATCTCAAATGTTCCACCATGGGGGTATCGAATTAGCGCTACTCGTTCACCATCATTAAAGTTAGGCGCATAAATTTCGGTAGGCTTCATCGAACTCATCGGTAATATGGTGTGCCAACCTTGCCTAGGTAAAGCTGCCGCCTTAAGATGCACTGCCGCCGCATCTGTAGCATCAGAGAAATCCTTAAGCATTTTCTTACGAACGGTCGGATTCGTAAGTGCTAGAATTTCCTCAAGTTCATCCTTCCTGGATGTATAAGTAATATCCAACTGAGTTCTCGCCAAAGAAGGAGACTGCTTAGACAAAACTTGAGGCGCAATAGAACGAGACCACTTCAACCAATCACCTTCTTCATTAACAAGGTTCATAGCAGAAGTAACTTTTCTCGTACCATCGGGCTTTAACTCAGTTATCTGACGCTTGAATACCGCACCGAAAGGATTGTCCATATCCTCAGTCATCGGCTTCAAAGCATCAAGTTTGTTTCCAGTATCTGATTTATTTGTATTGAACATCAGATCGACCCCGTCCGGAAGGTCGTCTTTGTACATTGCCATTCCCTTTAGATAATGTCCTTTACCAACCGCAACACGAACCTGGGCGTACCTAGAATTACCTAAAGAAACATCCTTGACACCAGGACGAACATAGATCACGCCATCCGCTTCATCTCCGCCTTCTTCTTTGTATCGAACCGCAATGCGCTTTGGGTTGATCGAAATATGAGGAAGCAAACCAAAATGCGAACGACCGCCATCTTCTGAGAAGGTTTGGATCTGACGAATATTATCTCGATTCAACCAAGCTTCTTTTTGAGTAGTCCCAGGCTTAGTTAATACCTTCATCTCAGTTTCAAGTCCAGTGCCCAACTGAGTGATTTTTACTGAATGAACTCGATAGCCCTTTTCTTTAAGGATGGCTACAGATGCCGCCAACTTAGTCGAACTAACATCGAGGTGATGCTCAACACCACTCCCAATATCAAGGAACCCTACCTCATCAACTCGCTTCTGGAGAACATTCGCTGTATTAAGAAGAATATCCGCCTTCTCTTGTGCATTCTCAGCAAGCAAAGATCGAACATAGGATTCATTTCGACCCATTCGTTCACCAATAGCAACATTAGACATTTGCTTTGCCTTGAGCCGATTTGCAAACGCAATCTCCGCTTGCTTTGCTTCGTTTCTAGCGATAGTCCTTCTCGCACGAAGCTCGGTTGTGGAAAGACCAAGACCTTTAGCAATTTCTACTTCTGTGAGACCTCGCCTTTTAAGATCCGTCACTGTATCTAAAAAAGTCATATTACGTGGGGCACTACCTGATTCATTTCCACCAGAACCCCATTCATACCGTCCACTTCTGCGAAGGGTTCCATAGTGCGCTAGATAATCTTCTTCTTTGATATGCACTAGATCGCCTCCTTCAAGTACTCGATGCGCTTATCGAACTCGATGATGGTATCCATTATCCGAAGAATGTGCTGTGGCTCAGGAACATATACTTTCTTCTCGCCATCCTGATAAATACGGCATTCTATTTCGATTTCAAAAGGAGATAATCCATACTCAAGACAGAACAACGCAGCATACACATAAAGTTGATTCTCGGATGTACGATTAAGACCCGTCTTCAAATCATGAATTCTCAAAGTATTAGCACGAAATGAAATGGCGTCGGCTGTTCCAAAACAATTGTCTGAGTAATATAATGGTTGCTCCACAGCCATCTTATAACCAATACCGTCTCTGACATAAGCAGCCAATGTCTTATCTGCATTCGAAAGTTTGACACCAAGACGAATCGCTTGGTGTGCCAGCGCATGAAGAGCAGTTCCTCGAGCGGCTGCTCTGAACGCTATAAATCGAGCGTCTAATTTCTGCTCGGTATAATTGATCCAATGATAATAACTAGGGCTCAAAAGTGCATGCTTACCTTCGATTGCAGAGTGCGAATTGAAGTTCATTAAATATCTCCTCTTCGTTCTCAGGAAAAATGAATGCGCAGTAAGACATACGTCCGTAGTCTTCGACATAATGCGACTGGTTGGCTCTGGAGGGTGAATTGTAGGCGGCCTTTACCTCTAACATGGCCCAGTTAGGACCAAACAAAATTAAAAGATCGGGAATTCCTTGTGTTCTCCTTGGGTCGTTGATTATCACGACACAACCAGGAAACTCGGCCTTTAATCTTTTGATCACTTCCAATTGATAGGCGCTCTCAAGCATGTTTTACCTCACAAAAACGAAATGGATAGAAAACACACTCTCCCTCCTATTATATCCCATGTTTTTACAACGACATTGTACCTACTCACCAAGAAAAGAAAATTGTTGCATTGTTGGCCAAACTGGTTGGAACTGTGTTGTGTGAATGGATTTTATGATCTCTCGAACAAGAAGACCATTTACCATGGCCGCTTCAAAAGCATCATCATACCAAACCTTATCTAAGTGTTCATAAATAGGCTTTGAAGTAAGCTCGGTTCTTGGACGATCAAATTGCTGTGAATATTTCCACGCAAACCATCTCGGACGCCATCTCAAATTATCAGCACGATTGTCAGTATGATCCATGTTTAAATGGATGGGGGTATTACACAAGTCGTTACGACCGAACACAAATGCGTCGGCTACCAACAACGCCACACTACGAGAAGTACGAAACCCTTCTCTGAACAAGCCAACTTTTACAATCCCATACCCATTCTTACTCTGCCTCAAAACCTTACCAGAATCTTTGTTTCTTATCTCCCCAAAATTACTAACTTCGTACATTGGGAAGTCTAAAATTGTGTTCCATCTTTCTTCTGCGACGCTTTCCATACACTCTCCTTAATCGAGTAGGTATGTGGTTTGTGCTTTGTAGTAGGTACAAAGCGCAGAAAACACCCTAAAAACTTTTTTCATTTTTAA